ATTCTTCTTAATAATTATCGCTGTTTCCCAGTAGTCTTATAAACATTATCATAAGCATGATGAGCATAAGGACCATCTTTATTTACATAATGAAAAAATACCTGAGCCATGCCTTCACCTTTATAAATACCAGGTCTTCCATGTTTGTGATCACAACCTGCATACAATAAACCGTCTCCTTCTTCTAATTCAATTGTTTCTTTTTCTATAATTAAAGGCCAATTATCATATTTTTTTATACAAGCAGTTATAGATATTTCACAAGAGGGTCTATCTACATGATTAAGTAATGTAGCTCCAAATACATAATATCTCCAATAAGTGTAAGTTGGAAATAATTTTAAATTTGAGTTTAATTCAACTAAAGGTAGCTTTGTTTCTAACACAGAACTCATTAAACAATCATCATACCATGCAGGGGAAAAAATTTTATCATATAATTCATAATCTGAATTTTGATCTAATTTTTTATAACAATATTTTTGAAGAACATTTAATTCGTCTTGATTAAAAAAATTTTTAATTATTTTATAATTTACTGCAGCCATGCAACTATACTATACCTTGTTCCTTTCGTAATAGGTTGAATACTATGTGGATACATAAAATTACTAGGGAAAAATACAATAGATCCTTTGTTAAGTTTTAGTCTTTTAATTTCTTTTTCTTTTTGATCTGTAAAAATTAAATCACCTCCTTCATAGCTATCATTTAAATTTATAATAATACTTAAATGTCTAGGAGAGTTAGTAAAATGATCTGTATGAATTTCATATTTTCCACCAGGCAAATATTTTAATAAATCAATTTGATTGATTTTAATACTATCCATTAAAGGAAATTTACTTTTATAAAAAATATAAAGTCTTTCTATTTCTTTTTTAATATAGTTCCAATAAAAAATATCTGTAGGGATGTCAAAAGATAAGTGATAGCCTTTAACATTTCTAACGTTTTTATCTACACCCGATCTAATACTTAAATTTTTTTTTGATTTATGATCTATTAGAGGTATAATTTTATCTATAAATTTAGGACAAACTATATTTTTTATTTCAACAATTGCTTCTAAGTGGTCCATTATTTTAAGTTCATCCATGAAGTTAAAATATATTTACCATCACCAGATAACGGTGGATTACCTCTATGTAAATAAGGAAATCCTGCTGGCCATATAACTATTCTACCTTTTTTAGGTTTTACTCTTTTTGAAAAATGTAAAAATTCTGTTTCTCCACCTTCTTCTACATCGTTTAAATATATAGTATAAACAAAAGCTCTAATAGCATCTATATAATTTTCACCATGCTCTACATGCCAAACATGATATCCTTCAGTAGGAAGTGTTTTTTGAATTTTTAAGTTTGTATAATAAAATTTATCTTTTCCATAACCATCTTTAGCTCCTGTATTATCTATGTAATGATTCCATGCTAAATCAAAATTAACTATCATTGATTTTAATTCTTCCCACCACATCTCCATATTACCTGCTCCAGTAAATAATTGTTGGTCTTGTTTTTTTAATACAGAGGTTTGTTCTGAATGTAGTCTATTAAGAGTATTATTAAATTTATTCTGGTCTTCAAATAATTTGATTGCTCTGTCACATTCTTGTTCTGTAATGTAACCGTCATAGACACCAATAAAATTATTAAAACTAACTGTCTTGTCTGTCATATAAAAAATTCTCCTTTTCTTCGAATTTAAATGATTGATTACTTTGCACAATGTTAAATATTAAACTATATCTATTGGCTTCTTCTTGATGTGCATCAAAACCATGCCATATGTATGGTGGAAATATGTAATAATCTCCAGGTTCAGGGGTTATTTGTATATTTAATTCAGGTAAAATTAAATTAGAACCTTTTGTTAAATATAAAACTCCATGCCAACAAGTATGAACATGATAGTTTAATCTATCCCCTTTTTTTATCTCATTGCCCCAAGCTTCCTCAACTGTTTTTCTTTCCAAAAAATATTTAAATACATCTGGATAGTTATTCTGATGAGTATTTATTAAGTAAGCAAGAAAACTTTGAAAATTATTGTTGTTTACAAAATGATCCCACTTAGTCATTCCTCCTTTTACATTAGTATGATTTTCCATTTTAGAATCTAAATTATTTTTTATGTCTAATATAAAATTGTGAACCACGTCAGAGTATGGATAATTTCCATACATTATATTTACGGTTCTAGGATAAGTAATAGTTAAACTATTTTTAACTTCGTTTAATTTATTATTTTTATTTATAAAACTGATCATTTTTTAATAACATAGTTTATTGATGTTCTCCAATATGGTATTTTTTTTATAGGCTGTGATGTGTGTACTTGAGTAGAGTCAAATAAAATAAAATCTCCGGGACTATATTTAATTATTTCTCCCTCTACATTTAATTCTCCACCCCACTCTTCTGCCCATTGAGGTGTGATAAATCCTACAATACTGTAACAAGGTTCTTTACGATCATCTGTATGAAATTCTGTATAGTGATTATCGTTTTGAGCGTTTAAAGCTATTCTTTTTATATTTTTTTGTAATAAAAAATTATGTTGTTGTTTTAACTGTGCGTTTATTCTATCAAATAAACAATTAAAATATCCTATCCAATATTGATCATTAGTAATAACTTGTTCATCGTGTATAAGAGTAACTCCAGGAAAAGCACCTCTTAGTTTACTTTCACTGTGTCTATTTAAATTCCACATGCTGGTGTTAATTAAACCTGTGTATAAAGAAAAACAATCTTCTTTATTTAAAACATTTTTTATTATTTTTATCATTTAATTTTTATTTATTATTTTTATGTTTCCTGAAACAGTAGTAGTATCAGAATTAGGTCTAACCCAATGTTCTAAATAAGAGGGAAAAACTATTATATCGTTTTGTTTTAAATCAGGTTCATAAGAAATGTCAAATATAACCTCATCAAAACATTGTAAAATATTTTTTGAAGGTGAGTTAAATACAGTATTAGAATTTCCTTTATAATAAATTATAAAAGAAAAATCGCTTCCGTGTATGTGAGCACCTTGATAATCATTTTTTTCATATTTATTAATCCAAATTTTGGTTACGTTAAATACAAAATTTTTACAATAAGGTTTTAAAAGATGACTTAATATATTTTTTAATTCTAAATTAAGATAGTTTATTGATTTTTCATCTAATAAAGTATCTCCATTTAAAGTAGTTTTAACATTTGATTCAAAAGTTTTTTTAAATTTTTTACCAGTTATCTTAAAATTAGATAAGTTTAAATTTTTTACTGCTATAAGATTTGGAAATATGTTGTCTACTTTAATCATTTTTTAATTTTATATTACCTGATACAGATATTCTTTCTCCGTCGGATCTAAAAGTATTTACGTAGTGGTGTAGATTTGCAGGGAAAATAAAAATATCTCCAACTTTAGGAATAAAAGAATGTTCATTAATAGATAATTTGTTAGATCCTAACGAATGTACAAAATTTATTAAACCAGGTCTTGTATTTCCAATATGATTTTCAAATTCTTTTACTAATTTTTTTGGAACTTGTGTATATAACACAAAAGATAAATCATCGTCATGTGTGTGCAAAGGATTACATTCACCTTTGACCATATAGTTAACCCAAGCTTGAATTAATTCTATTTTATTTCCTGAAAATCTTCCTTGATAATGTTCAGCATAGGCATTTACATAACTCTGTATGTATGGAATTACAATTGGAAATAATTTTTTACAATCTATTTGATGTTCCTGATTTATTATACCAGCTAAATGTTGTCTGTAATCATTGTTTTTTTTACTACATAATTTTTTTATACTATTTATTTCTTTTGTAGTTAGATTCGATGAGTATAAAAAAGGACCCCAATGAAAATAATTATAATTTATAGTTCTATCTTTTTTAGACATGTTTTTTATAAATCCTTTCTCATTGTTTATATAAGTAATTTATATCACTATTTTGTAAAGTCAACACAGCATCAGAAAATGTTTCAACTATAGGCCAACCTTTTAAATTAAAAGATGTATTAAGTAAAAGAGGAACACTTGTTTTGTCATAAAATAATTTTATTAAATCATAGTAATTAGGATTTTGTTCTCGTTTTAATGTTTGAAATCTACATGTATTATCTATGTGCACACATGCTGGAACTTCATCAATTGCTTTTTGTTTAGCATCAATTGCAAATGTCATGTATGGTGATTCATCTAACGTATGCATATCTAAATAATCATGTCGATGTTCATATAGTATCGTAGCAGCTGTCGGCCTCCACCATTGTCTACCTTTTATTTTGTTAACTATGCTTTTTGCATTTTTATTTCTTGGATCAAATAACATAGAACGATTACCTAATGCACGTGCCCCCCATTCAGAGTGACCTTGAAAGATAGCAACCACTTGTTGATCTAAAAGTAAATCTACAGCTTCTTCTTTTTTATAAATAATTTTCATAATAAACTACTCCTCCTACTGCGGTACCTGCATCATATGGTATGGGATCTACAAAAAAAGTATATTCAGGGTATTTTTTTACAAGTTTAAAATTGTTAGAACAATTTAAATGATAGCCTCCTGACAGTATTATATTTTTACAATTACTATATTGTTTAGATCTTTCTAATAACTCTACCACATCTTGAAAAGTTTCTTCTTGTGCTTTGTTAGCAATTTCTAAAACATTTTTATCTAAATCAGTTCCTTTATCTTTGTAAGCTGCAATACCCATTAATTGACCATCAGCGTACCCTTCAAAACCAGATAGTTCTACATAATTACGATATGTAAAACCTGCCTTAGTTTGATTTGAAAGAGTAAAATCTACATTATTACGTTTAGTTTCTATTTGCACCGGCACAAAGTTTTTAAAATAATCTGTACATTTATTGGAAACAAATTTATATTTGTTAACTATCTCTTTTTTATTTATTAAAAATATACTTTGAAGAACTTTAAAATCTAAATTAATTTCTGTTTCACCTCCTCCATCAGATACTAATGCTATCGCTTCATCAAAGTTACAAAAGTAATAACCACAAAGAGCATGATAAATGTGATGATTTTTTATATCAAAAAAATATTTTTTATATTTAACTTGTTTTAATACGTGATTAATAATAGGCATTTCTATTTGTAAATGAGTCCTATCAAAAGATGCAAACACTATGACATCAAATGTAATATCTTTAAATTTTTTTAAAACCTGATATTCATAATCATAAACAGCCTGTTCATTTTCCTGTGGTGCATAGTTTTTCTCTTTGTTAAATCTATCTTCTTCATAAAATTCTTTTAAAACACCATCTTCAAACAATGCAAAAGAAACATTATGTGAAATATTTATGCCTAATATCCTGTTCATTTGTGACTTTCATTCTATATAAAACTAATATATAGTATAATTTATATATTTCAAAGGCTTTTTATGTTACAAAAATTAGGATTTTTACCAGGATTTAATAAACAAGTTACACCTACCGGCGCTGAATCTCAGTGGACAGATGGGGAGAATGTACGTTTTAGATATGGTACACCTGAAAAGATAGGTGGTTGGTCTCAATTAGGACAAGATAAAATAACAGGTGCAGCTAGAGGTTTGCATCATTTTGTAAACAAAGCGTCTACTAAATTTGCAGCAATAGGAACTAATAGAATTTTATATGTGTATTCTGGTGGTGTTTATTATGACATACACCCTTTAGTTAATCCATCAGGAACAGCAATTACAAGTGCGTTTAGCACATCCAATGGATCACCTACAGTTACTATAACCGCAAATTCAAATGGTTTTGTAGCAGGAGACATAGTTTTATTTGGTGATGCGACTACATTTAGTGCTATCACTAATTCTAATTTTGGAGCTTCTGATTTTGCTGATAAAAAATTTATGGTTACATCTATCATAGATGGAAATAATTTTACAATCACAATGCCTAGTAATGAAACAGGTAGTGGAGCATCTACTTCTGGAGCTATTACATATTTTAGATACTATCATGTTGGACCTGCAGAACAATTAGGTGCTTTTGGTTGGGGAATACCTTTATGGGGTGGAGAAATATTAGGGGTTGCAACAACAACATTAAACGGATCACTAAGTGCTAATGCTTTTGGTACAGGTGGGTCCGGAACAGATATTACATTAACTTCTACATCAGGATTTCCAACTACCGGTACTAACTTTATTCAAGTAGACTCAGAAGAAATTTCTTACACAGGTGTGGCAGGAAATAATTTAACTGGTATTACTAGAAATGTTAGAGGGACTTCAAACGCATCTCACTCTAGTGGAGCAACTGTTACCAATACATCTAATTGGACAGGATGGGGTTCTGCTGCAGTAAACTCAGATTCTGTAATAGATCCAGGTTTATGGTCTTTGGACAATTTAGGATCAACTCTTATTGCATTAATACACAACAATGAATGTTTTCAATGGGACGGTGATGCATCTAATGCAACAGCAACAAGAGCTACAATTATATCTGGTGCACCAACAGCGTCACGTGATATGTTAGTGTCAACTCCTGATCGTCACTTAGTTTTTTTTGGAACCGAAACAACTATTGGAGATAAAGATACACAAGACGATATGTTTATTAGATTTTCTTCTCAAGAAGACATTACAGATTATACACCTACGGCTGAGAATAGTGCTGGTACACAAAGACTGGCCGCCGGATCACGGATCATGGGTGGTAAATTAGGTAGAAATGCAATTTATATTTGGACTGATACTTCTTTATTTACTATGCGTTTTGTTGGAACACCTTTTACATTTGCCTTTGAACAAGTAGGTACTAACTGTGGATTGATTGGACAAAATGCAGCTGTTGAAGTTGACGGTGCTGCGTACTGGATGTCTGATAATGGTTTTTTTAGATACACTGGTAAACTAGAATCTATGGACTGTTTGGTTGAAGATTTTGTTTATGATGATCTTAACAACACATCTAATCAATTAGTTTATGCAGGTATAAACAATTTGTTTGGTGAGGTTACTTGGTTTTATGCATCTGCTACATCTAACAACGTTAACAGAGCAGTTACTTATAGTTATTTAGATTCAACTGCTAAAAGACCTATATGGTTTACAAATGATAGTAGTTTATTTCCTAGAACAACATGGGAAGATTCTTCTGTATTTGGTTTACCTCATGGAACTCAATACGATCCAGACACAGATACTTCGTTTGATGTGCAAGGAAACACAGATGGAGTTACATATTATTACGAACACGAAACAGGTGTTAATCAATTAAGAGATGGAGCAACTACAGCTATTCCAGCTAACATTACATCTGGTGATTATGATATTACACAAAAAGTTGTAAGAGGAGCAGCTACAAATATGGCTGACCTTAGAGGTGATGGTGAAAACATTATGAGAGTTAGTAGAATTATTCCTGATTTTATAGCACAACAAGGAGACGCTATTATACAATTAGAACTAAGAGATTATCCAAACGATACAGCAGCAAGTTCATCATTAGGTCCTTTCACTGTGGCGACCAACACTACAAAAGTAGACACACGAGCTAGAGCAAGAGCTATAGCTCTTACAATATCTAACACTGCAGTGGATACTAGTTGGAAGTTAGGAACCTTTAGATTAGATATACATGCTGGAGGACGAAGGTAATGGCTAAAATAGTACAATCGTTAACTAGAGCAAGCTCAGAGTATGAAGAAGACGTAGCACAGTCTTTAGTTAGAGATTTAGATGCTGTGTTAGAAAAATTAAACACAACGTTTCAAGAAGAATTAAAACAGGAAATAGAAGCTAGAAGTTTCTTTTTAGATTAATGGCAGTAGTAAACCAATATAAATTTGCAGGTATAGATAACAGCACAACGGGTAGTGCACTTACGCCATTAGGTGCTAGTATTCCTGCAGTTAATGAAACTATAGTTATTAAATCAATATTAGTTACATCTGCTGGTACGCCTACAGTGACAGTTACAAATAACAGTATTACAGCTATAAAATCAGTAGCATTAACAGCCAATCAAACTAAAGAATTATTAACACAGCCGCTAATAATTGAGGGTGGTAAAACCTTTACAGTACAGTCAAGCAGCTCAGATTCGTTTGATGTAGCTATTAGTTATTTAAACATTAAGAAAGAGGTAACAACATAATGAAAGTATATAACGCTAAAGTAGAGGAAACATACAGACACAAAAAAACTGGAGAGGTTTTTAAGGAAAGAAAAGACTGGGAAATTAAAGGTTACAAAGCAGAAGAGATGGCGCAAGACGTAAAAGTTATCATGCCGCCTCTTGATTTATTCGCTAAAACAAAGTAAAAGGAGATACTATGGAAGAAAAAATTTCAATGAACGAATCTATACAAGCTGGAGCACCTGACATTAAATACAATAGGGGTGATATTAGAATGGGTGAAGGTCAAGATCAACAAGGCATGGAAATTGCGGCAGAAATATGGTCACAAATGGAACCAGAACAAAAAATGCAGTTTCAAAGTTTCGAATCTTTCTTTCAAAGTGGTATCTGGAAACAAATTTTACAACAGTTGCAACAAGATCAATCAGGAATCCAATCTCAAGCTCCAGAAATGAGTATGAGCGAGAATGTTAACATGCAAGAACAAATGCCTGGTGGCGGAATAGCTGATGTTGACATGAGAGAAAAAGTTGCAATGGCAGCCAACGGTGGTTTGATGGGTCTCTATAACAGAGGGATGTAGTCATGGCTGGTTTAACAGCAATTAAAAGAAAAGGTTTTGCAGGTGGAGGCATGGATGCTTCTACATCTTCTTTTGATAAAGGAGCTACAAGCAAAGGTGAAAATCCAAGTAGAGACGACAGTGCTCAAGATGGCATGCAAGGTTTTAGTCAAGGCGAGAGAGACAATCAAAACGCAGTAACAGAACAATACAGAAGAAATAGAGCAGAAACAGCAGCAGCAGCAGCAAGACAAAAAGCAAAAGAAGAAATATTTCTTAACTCACAGCTTGGAAGAAACAAACGACTTAATCGATTTCAAATTTATAATAATAAAATACAAAGAAAAGCAAACCTAGACCTAAATAAAAAAAGAACGATTCAAAAACTTAAAGATATAGAACAGTATTTAGAGTTTGATGATTATGGATCAAAATTATCTGGTGAAGACATGGCAAAATTGAGAGGTTATACTTTTGATAACCAGGGTAATATAACAGGTTACGATAGAAATAAAGCAACAGCTTATGGCTATGACATTAGCAAATTAGATCCAGGTATGAAAACCTTAACAAGTAACAAAGGTACATCAATAGAAAAAACAAGAGATAATTTATATGATGTTAACTCACCGGTGTATGGACTTTTAGGTCTTGCAGCAGATAAAATTAGACCCGACACACAACAAACAGTATTAAATACTTTAGGTAAAATTGGAGAACGTAATGTTCTTGGTATTAATGCTCCCAACATGACTAACCAACAAATTAATGATGAAATGTATAGATTAAAAAATCTAGGAAGAACACAAGATCAAATTGATTTTATAGAAGGCGGCGGTAGCGGTGGAGGCGGAGAATATTTACCTTACATACCAGATGATGAGGGTGAAGATAGTGAAGAAGAATTTACTTACAGATTTGGTGATGGTCAAAATGTTGGAGCAGATGTAACAAGAGGTTCGTATATATTTAATCAAGGTGGCAGAGTACCAAGAGCCTTTGGTGGTATCATGGACAGTGCTACAGGAAGAAAAGCTTACGGTTTAGGTAGTATATTTAAGGGTGTTGGTAAAGCTTTAGGTAAAGTTGGTAAAGCAGCAGGAAAAGTTTTAAAAAGTGATCTAGGTAGGTATGCAATTATGGCTGCTGGAATGTATTATGGCGGTGGTGGAAGAATGCCTTTTACAAAAGCATTTGCAGATAAAGGTTTTGGTGGTTTTGGTTTAGATACATTTTTTAGTAAAGCAAACCCCCTTTTATTTAATGCCGACAAGACATTAAGTATGGGTAAACTTTTTGGTTTATCTGCAGTAGCACCTTATGTATTTGGCGAAGGTAAACCAAACGAAGATATTGGTATGACTAACAGAGGTGGTGGATTAATTGATCCATTAACAGGAGAAGAAGGAACACCACAGAGCATGAGAGATAACATAGAACTTGCTAAACAAGAAGCAGCTGGAGATCCTGTTAAACTAGCACAATTAAACGCAAAATATAACAACATGTTATTTACTAGTTTACCTTATGAAAACTATAATTTGTATGCTAACGGTGGTAGAATAGCTAGAGCTGAAGGTGGACTTATGAACCTTGGTGGTATGGAAAAAGATTATAGAGCTGAAGGTGGATTTGTACCAATAGGTAAAGCAGAAAAAGCAGATGATGTACCTGCAAGATTAAGTGTAAATGAATTTGTATTTACAGCTGACGCTGTTAGAAATGCTGGCGGTGGTGACATTGATAAAGGTGCAGAAGTTATGGAAAATATGATGAAAAATTTAGAAAATGGTGGTAGAGTATCCGAGGAATCACAAGGAAACACTGGCGCTCAAGAGATGTTTAGTGTATCAGAGAGAATAGGAGAAGTAATTTAATGGCAATAACAGAAACACGTAGTTTACCACCAAAATTTGTAGAAGATCTAGGTAGAGATTATGCAACACAGTTAACGGGTTTAACTTCACAAAAATTAGACACAACAAAATTTCAGCCAATGGTTGCTGGTCAAGACCAGGCAACTAAAGATGCATACACAGCAGCTACACAAGGTATAGGATCATACGCACCATACTTACAAGCAGCAGGACAATTTCAAACAGGTACAGGAACGTTTGCAGGTATGCCTACAAACATGATGGGTTCACAAGATTTAGTAGGACCAAACGCTTACCAAAATTTTATGTCACCGTATCAACAAGATGTAATTGATGCAACACTATCACAGTATGACAAGCAAGCACAAGCCGGTATAACTGGTATAGGTTTAAACGCTGCTAAGTCTGGTAATTTAGGTGGTGGTAGAGAAGGTGTAATGAGAGCACAGTATCAAAATGAATCAGATATGAATAGAGCTTTGTTACAAGCAAAAATGTTACAACAAGGATTTGGTCAAGCGCAAGACGCAGCATCAAATGCATTTACACAAACACAACAACTAGGAGCTGATCAACAAAGAATGGCTCAACTAGTTCCAGGTTTACAAGGTGGAGATATTTCAACGTTGGGTCAAGCTGGGCGCGACCAACAATTATATCAACAATCTATTCTTGATCAACAAAGAGAAGCTAACAGACTTGCAGCTTACGAACCATACGAAAGACTTGGTTACATGGGTGCTGGTATGGGT